AATGGCGTGGTGAAGTCGATTTATTGGCCCTGATCTTCTGTCCCTGCAAAAAAAATCTGCCCCTCGAGCCCGTGATTTGTACGCGGCCCTTTTACCCCTTTTTGCAAAAAAAAACGAATCATACGCTTTGGTCCTAATCTAAAAAACCCTTTTTTGTCCGCTATCTTATCTCGTTTACCGTCAACCACGTTGTAAACTGTTGCCGAACGTTGGGCTAACCGTTGCCGAACAGTTGCCGAAGGTTCTTAAGATCTAAGACCCTTCCCTGGGGGGGAAGGGTGGGGGGATTCTTTTCTTAGAAAAAGAAAAAGGAGAGAAGAAAGAAAGAAGTTGACTCTAGCTATAGCCAGGTGCTTGCTTCCCGGCAGGGGCAGTTCCTCTCCCCGTGAAAACAAACTGGAACAGCCGTCGGTTCTGGCCCATAAGAACCACTCTCAGACTCTTGGTTTTGAAGTTCTTGGGTTTTCTCTTTACGCTCGCGCCGCAAAGGAAAGCATATGCGCAAAAGCAACGGCGGTAACGGAGACGGTAACGACAATCGACGTGTAGCAAATTGTGGGGATAAGCAACTCAAGCCACGCGAGAGAATGCTTGTCGAGATGTTAGTTGACCCGCTCGACCCACGTCCAGAGTCACAGAAGGCTTTAGCGGCGGGATACAAAAACGGCAAGCAGGTTTACGAGTTTGTTAACAGGCCGCATATTGCCAGAGCGATCCGCGAAGCAAGCGACCGCTGGATGACGTCACTTGCAAACCTACGGCGTCCACAAGTGCTCAAGGCTGTATCGGACCGAGCCAAGAAAAACAGCCCACCCGACGCCAGGACGTTTTTTCAAGTTACCGACGATATCACAACCGGAACCAACCTGAACCTAACCCAGGTCCAAACGAATGAAGCAGAAGTACGTGCGTTGCGTAAAGAACGCCTTGGAAACCGCGTCGCCGCGTTACAAGACGATTCTTGACGAACTCGCTTCAGTGACGGATGACGCGATTGACCTTTGGCTGTGGTCATGGTGTGCGCGGCATCCTCGGTTTTTCCTCGAGTGCTTCACAAAGATTCCAATCCCACGCTACGGCCCGAGTGATTGGACGTTCCGACGACCGCAACAAGCCTACTTCGACGCAACGCACCAATGGATCAACGACCGCATCGGTTACCGAAAAACGGTGCGCCGGAACATCGTCCTCAAAGCCAGGCAGCACGGCGGGACCACCGAAGAGATAGGCGAGATCTATCACGATATGTGCTTTATCGGCCTATCCTACGTTGGCAAGATTATCACGTTCGAGGACGACACGGCCGCAAAGCTCAAGAAAATTCTTGATACGATGCACGCCGGCGCGATTGCGACGTTCACCGAACTTGGGTTTAGCCCGTACTATTTTTTGCCGTTTGTGCCGTACCGCAAGGACGATTCGACGTTTGGCAACAAACATGATTTCGAGTGCGACGACACGGGGAGTACGATCGAATTCACGACCGAGGGCGGCAAGGGCTCCGGGCGATCGCTGACGGTCAATCGCATGTACTGGACCGAATACCAGAAGTGGCAGCGCACGGCGGATGCAAAGTCGGGGTTTCTTGGGTCGATGGTCCAGGACGGCACGGCAACACACACGATCGACGGGACGGGTAACGGTATTGGCAATGCGCTGTACGCGGAATACCAAGCGGCGAAAGCGGGAGAGTCCGCGTACATGGCGCACTTCTACGGCCTGGACTCGTTTGGTTATGACCCCGAGTTTCTCGCCGAACAGCGCTCGGCGTTGGGCGATGATTTGTTCCAGCAGGAATATCCTGCGACGGATGAAGACGCTTTCGTCCGTGACGACAATGCGCGATTCAAAACTCGCGACATCTTCGCATGTGCCGAGCGCGATGAGGTAACTGGCGTCTGTGGCGCTCAGTACATGTGTGATGTCGACCCGTTCAAGAGCGATCCATCGCGGCTATTCGGCGAGGTGTTTTCGCACGGGTGCGACCCCGCCGATGTGACGCCGACCGGATCAAAGACGGCGATCTCCACGCGACACGTCAAAAGCGGCATGTTGGCTTGTGAACCGTTCAACGAGTTCGCGTCCCCTCGAGAGTGCGCGTTTGAGCTTCGCCGTCGGTTTGAACGGTTTCCGGGTCTGATTGTGGTCGAGGAAAACAACCACGGCCATGCGGTGATTATGAAGTGCCTTGACCTCAGTGTTCGCAAGGGTCCGTTCGCTGGTGAACCACTACGGCGGTATATGTACAAGCACCCAAAACCGGGCCGAGATTTTGCAGATTGCAAATATGGCTGGCCGGAGAACAAGGACACCAAGGTGCAGCTTGCGTGCGACTACGAAGAACGGCTTGAACAGCGGGCAATCAACATGCCATGCGAAGAGCTGCGTAAACAGGCGCGCGAGTTTTGCCGTCGGCCGGATGGGTCGCTTGGACGACCGAAACAGGGAGAGCGTCGCGAGGGGAAACAAGAGACCTACGACGATTTGATTATGGCGGACATGATGGCGATACAGGGATACGAGCAGGCGCTGCGGCGTGTGCGCAAGGATCGAAATAACGTGGGCGCCGGCTTGGCTGGAATGACAACCTCGATGAGGAAGGACTGAGCGCGTGAATTTTTGGAAGCGACAGGTTCAGCGTGCTTTTGATACAGTGGTCGCGCGAGGATGGGCAGCATACCAGGACCAGGACCAACCGAAGACGACGCACAAAGAGGCGGGGGTTAGCGCGCCTACGGGCTGGCGCGGGATGGGGCTTGATACGCCGTATGGATTATTTCAGACCAAAGGTTACGGACTGGTCGAGCAGATGATGCGCGATGAGGCGTTTGGGACATTCCTTGAGCTTAAAAAGTCGGCGGCGTTGTCGGTCAAGATAACGTTTGAGCCGTACCTGACGGACGACCCGAAGGCTGTTGATATCGCAGAATCAGTCGAGGCGAGTTACGACACAATCAAGGGATCGATGGTCGAGGCATTGCACGATCAACTGACGGCGATAGAGTATGGGTTTTCGTGTGCGAACGTAGTTTATCAGTTGATCCCGTCGGGCGATTTCGCGGGAAAGGTCGGGCTAAAACATCTCAAAGTCAAGGACCCGTCCTCGATAAAGTTTGACGTCGACGAGTACATGAACATCCGCCCAGACGGGATTATCTTCACAAACGCGGACGGGTACGACGAGCGATTGCGCACGGACGAATTTGCGGTGTACACGTATCGGCGCAGGCTGGGCAATCCATACGGATACCCTGACACGCTGCGGGCTTACGAGTCCTGGAACTCTAAGCGGTGGATGAATAAGTTCTGGGACATCTACTGTGAGCGGTTCGGGACTGGGACGATGATGTTCAAGTACAAAACGGACTCAGAGACAGGAGACGTTCTTCCGACGGCGGACGAATTCGCGGCCGTGCAGAGCTACATGGACAACAAACAGGCAAGGTCTGATTTGCGCGTGTCGCAGAACTGGGAAATAGACATGCACGAACCGACGGGGCGCGGAGCGGACGTTTTCCAGCAGTCCATCCAGGCGCGCAATATCGCAATAGCCCGGGCGCTGTTTTTTCCCGACCAGATTGGATTTTCCGACGTGTCGACGGGGTCGTTTGCGAAGGCGCAGACACATTTGTCCGTGTTCCTTTGGCCGCTGCATCGCTTGCACCGTGACCTCGAGGAAGTCCACCGCGAACAGGTTATCAAGCGGATGGTCGATCTAAACTATGGTCCGCAACCGGGGTATCCTCGCATGGCGTTTGCCCCGTTGACGGAAGAGCAAAAAGTGCAATGGCTGGCGGCGGTAACTGAGGCGATCAAAACGGGCGTGATTACTCACGACCTCGAGGTTGAGAACAAAGTGCGTTCGGCGCTGGAGTTGTCTGAGAAGGAACAGGAAGAGGATAGGCGCGCCGGCGGGTCAGGGACACCGCCGACCACCGAGCCGCCGGAGGATGGCGCCGACGTCGATGACGTTGTTTCTGACGACGGTATCGGCGACATTATCCCGTCTCGTGGCAAGCACCAGCGCCACTCCTTTCAGTTGGCAAAGCGGAGTCGGGCGCTCACGGTCTACGAGCGGAAAATGGACATCGACGGCATCATCAAATTTGTTAACGATACACAGAGTCAGTTCGTAGATACGTGGGCGTCCCACATGGCGGCGAATTTGCAATCGATCAAGGACTACGCGAAGAAAACAGGGTTGATTGCAAATGCGGATTCAATTGCGATCGAAAAGCTGAAGATGAGCAGGGTGGCCGACCAGCGCAAGAGCCTGCAGCGTGCGATGCTATCGCAGTTGTACTACGGTGCATTACAGGCGCAGCAGGAGGTTGAGCGCGCGCGGGCTGGGAACTATGAATTCAGCGCCGGTGGTGCGCATCAGTTTGCGGCGATAGACGTGGCCGACATGCCGATAACGGAGATCGAAAAGTTTTTCGAAAGCAAGGGCATGTCTATCAGTCCCGCGATTCGCAAGGCGGCAGCGACGATCAAACGCAAATCCGTGTTTGTTACCGGCGTTGAGAATCAGTCGATCTTGGCCAAGGCAAAGTTGACTCTTTACCGAGGGCTTGAGAAGAGCGACCCGGTTTGGACGGAGACTCAGCTTGCAAAAATTTTCAACGGCTATTTGAAGACAGGGGAGATCACGGACAAGGCTTTGGGGACGGCGCACCGAATCGAGTTGATCGCGCGTAACAATTTTTCGACAGCGATCAACGACGGGCGTCGCGTGATGTTCGAGGACAAGGATGTCGCGGGCTTTGTCGAAGCGTATCAGTGGTCGGCGGTTTTGGACGACGCCACAACGCCGACGTGCGAAATGCTCGACGGGAAAGTGCTGCGCAAAGAGGATGTCAATTCGTTTGGCTGGCCGCCAATACATCACGGGTGCCGGTCTATGATCGTGCCTGTGACAACCGGCGAGCGGTACACGATTGACAAGATGCCACGGGCGGCGGAACGTGGAGACGGGTTTGCTCATTGTGGGCGGTCCGAACTATTAGTAGCAGTGTAACGAAAGGAGCCAATAAAATGGCCAGTCAAAATGATCTGAAACTGCGGGAGTTTGGCAGAAAGCTCGCCAACCTCGGGCAGGCACTTGCCGATGGTGTCGGCGTGGACGATCTCGATGAGCTCATTGCAGCGATTTCCGGGGTTGCACCCGTCGGCGAAATGCTCAAAGGGCCGGACGCCGCGAAAGCGTGGGTGCAAGTTGTTACTGGGATCATGACGGACGTCGCAGACGATAATATGTCCGTCCCAGACTAGGAGGTCTCTAAATGTACCGACTCACACTAGCGCTAATGTTGTGCTTGATATCGTTGGCGGTGTGTATGCCGGCCGTCCTGGCCCAGGTTGACACAACCGCCGTTGCGGGTTCGGGCGATGTCAAACACGCCGCGATATCATTCGGCATTGGTTTGCTTGGGTCTCTTATTACGGGCAAGGTGCAGAAATCGAGCCTGCCGAAAAACAGGCGCGGAGTTATTCCGGCGACCAACCCGATCATGTGGGGCGGCGGAACTGCGGCGATCACGCAAGACCCGATCAGTACCATTTCCGCAGTTTCCGGGTCGTTGCTTGCGACGGTGTTGCATCAACTAATCAAGCGACTGTCTCGGTTCGCAAACTAGGAGTGTATTGTCATGCCGAATATTGAAGATTTATCACCGAAAGACCGCAAGGCATTGCTCGGCTGCATTGCTGGAAAGAACAAGGCGTGGCAGACAGAGCATGACGGCGCGGACGTTCCGGCGGAGGTGAATCGAAAGCACTTCACGGAGTGCGCGGACAATCTCGGGCTGGAGGGGTATGCCGCAGAGCTTTCAGACGATACGCTGAAGACATTCGCATCGAATGACCTACCAACCGAGGACTTGCAAAACGTCGAGATATTCGCCGCCGGAACGTGGACGGATTCGAGTGGAAACAAGAAGACGTTCACGAATGTGGATATTGATCGAATGGTCGAAAATCACCGGGCGCTCAAGGACAAGATCAAGCCGTTTTTGAAGTTGATGCACTTGTCGGACAAGGACCACCGGAGATTGACGGCTGCGCCGTCGCTTGGGTGGATGCGCAACCTACGCCGGATCGGAACGAAACTCGTGGCGGATTTCTCGAATGTCCCGGCGAAAGTTGCCAAGCTGATTCGCGCGGGCTCATACCGTCGGATCAGTGCCGAGATCTTCCCGAGCTTCAAAGACGAGGCAACGGGGAAAACGTACCGGCATGTTGTCTGCGCGGCGGGCTTGCTCGGCGCGACGACTCCGGCGGTGACGACGCTTGATGATGTCTTCAAATTGTTTGAGGTGGCGATGGAGGGCGAGACAATGGACACGACCGCCGTTGCCGACAGCGCGTTAGGATGGTCGGACATCGTTATTGATACGTCAACGCCAGCGCTCTGTTTCTACGAAAGTTTTTGCGAAGAGGTCGTCGAAGGACCGGGCATACACAACAACCCACCGAAAGGAGGTGGAGCAATGACCATTGAAGAGGCATTGCAGACGATAGCGGATTTGAAAGCGAAGATATCTAGCGGCACAGCGAGCTCAGAGGCCGTGAACAAATTCGCGTCAGGTTTGCGCAAAGAACTTGGGCTCGGCGACGACGCCGATGTTACCGCCGCGTTGAAGTTGCTCAAAAGAGACAACGAGGCGAAAGACAAGCGGATTGCGGCGGCCGAGAAAACAGCGTTCTCCGCCGAGATTGACACTGTGTTCGCCGAGGCTAAAAAGAGCGGGAAGCTCACGCCGGCCGAAGAGTCGATGTTCCGCACCCTTGCCGACAGTTGGAACGGCAAGAAGGACGAGAACGGCAATATCACCGTCGATTACGGCGAAGATAAGTTTGAAGGTACGCCGGTTGGCGTGCTCAAGCAAATCTTTGAAAGCCGTCCGAAAGTTATCAGTCTCGAACGCGAGAGCGGGCGGGAGACGCTTAGAGGAAAACGCATGGCGTCGGCTGCGATACCAGATGACATTGCGCGCAACATGGGCAGCTGCGGGCTTCCTGGTCGCGTGATCGGAACTGGCCCGGCGGCTGAAGTTATCGCGTATCAGCACGAACACAAGTGCGATTTCATGCCCGCATGGGCAGCGGTAACTGGCAGTGAGCCAACACCGCAACCGTCCGGCGATGCCGGAGTCGCGGACTATACAATCAACGCAGAAGGTGAAGTCACGAGATAGTGACCACCAGAAAGTGAGGTGAATAAATTGGCCGCAATCACACTCCCTAATTATCCGCGAAGGCTTTCCAATCCCGTTTTTACGGGCGTTTTGGAAGGTACGCTTTTGGCGTTCGGTTCCGACGGCGGGGCAAATATGTCGTTGATGAAACTCGGCACGGCATCGAATCAAGTCGCACCGTGTACTGGCGTACACGCGACAAGCGCATTCATACCGCCGATCGGGTTTATCCAAATTGATAGTGCAACGCTTGCCGCCGCAGGCGACCAGGTGACAGTCTGGGGACCGGGCAGCATCGTTTACGCCGTCGCCGGGGCCGCCATTACCAAGGGTCTTATGGTAATGAGCGAGGCTGCAACACAAACGGGGCGCGTGGTCACAGTGACAGACGGTAACTTCGGGATCGGCATTGCGCTTGTCGCATCAACCGCCGAAGACGATGTTATCCCCGTGCTCGTCTGTGGCCCAACGTGCATTGAAACCACATAGAAGGAGGTGACAGAAACATGGGAAAACGAGAAAAAGCTATCCGCATGGTTGAGGATGCTTTGCCAGGCACCAACCTGTCGTTTAGCCGAATGCAAAACACGCTGTCACCAGAGGAAATACGGTGGCTTTACAGCGTGGCACCGGACGAGGACATGACGCCGCAGCACTTCGCGAGTGCAAAGGACATGGCGGTCGATGCTCACATGACTGGCTATGTTCGGGCGTACACGTTCGAGGATTGCGTTATGGCTAATCGCGAGATCGCACCGATAAAAACCGTGCGCTCTTACACGGGAACGTATAAGACGCGGGACAAGTCGGCGCTCGATGTTGATGTGTCAGACGAGGGCTCGCAGGAAGGCGCGACGAATGAAATCCACTTCAACGTCGGAGAGGGTACTTATACGTGCGAGGATCGCAAGCTCAAGATTTGGGTGAGCGACAAGGAAATCCTCGAACGTGGCGCGCTCGATCCGATGCAGGAGGGTGCGGTGCTGCTAAAGCACGGCATGGAATTGCGGCAAGAGATTCGCATTCGCAACCTTGCGGAAGCGACGACCAATGCCGTGACCATCGGAACGGATTGGGATACTTCGGATGCAATCCATACGGACATTACCACGAACCAAATCGCTTTCGAGGCGGCTTGTGGGATGCCTGCGACGCACGCCGTGATCAATAGCGACGTTGCCGGGGAAATCCTAGCTAATGCAGCGGTTGGCAGCGGCGGGCTCGGGACCGTTCCGCAAGCGAGAAACGCGGCCGATGCGCTTAGTTCGCTTGGATGGAAAAACTTCCCCAAGTACGCATGGAACATGCGCATTATCGTGACGAACTGCCGTTACAACTCGGCTAAACCGATGGCGACTCGCGTCGCCTCTTACATCTGGCCGGATACTATGTTCATGTTCCGGGTCGATAATTCGATTCGGGCAACGACATGGGCCATTCAGCCGGAGCTTCTGAGCGATACTATCGTGCGCTGGCGCGATGACGATCGCGGAGGGTGGTATCTGAAAATCCTTCGCAGCAGAGACGAAGTAGAGGTTACGAGCGACGCAGTACGCGAACTCGACGACGTGACCTAGAACGAGATAGCAAGAAAACAAATCGGCATGGGCCGGAAGCGACGGCCAACGCTCCGGCACCCGGTCCACCGATAAACCGCACGAGATAAAAGGAGCGAAAGAAAATGGCGACGAAAAAATACGAGGTGCTAAAAGCAATCACGCTACCTGGCGGTATCGCTACCGACGAAGATGGAAAGACAATCGGCGCATGCATCATGGAAAAAGGCACAATCAATCTTGATCCAGAACATTCGGCAACTGTAAGTCTGCTTGCCAACGAGTGCATCAGAGAAAAGGGCGTCAAGGCTGCGGCAGAACGAGTCGTCGGGCGCACTGGCCGTCAAAGCAGATAGGAGGGCGAACGTGAAAACGCTTGAAGAGCGCGTCGTTGTACTGCGCGGCGAAGTGCATGCCAAAGGCGGTGCAGTTTATCAGCAAGGTCAAAAGATTCGAGCGGGCACGGTTGTTGTAAAGGCGACTGACCCTGATATGGCCTCGCTGCTCGGCTTGACGGAGAAACCAAAACCGTCAGCGGATAAGGCGAAAGGGCGTGATGAGTAATGGCATCAACAATCGTAACGGGGCGGTTATCGCAAATTACGACGGCCGCAATTACTGACGTAGTAACAACCGGCAGCGATGGCTATATCATCAAGGTCCACAATCCCGGATATGTCCACGTCGGCTTTTCAGTGTATGCGTCTGGCATCACTGCTGATGGTGCGGATTCGGTGCTTTGGCTACAGGGCCTCGTCCTCGACCACAACATGAATATTGCAAGCGATTGTGACGATGCTGCGGATAACGGTGCATGTCATCTAACGACAAAACATTATTTAGCGTCGGGGAATTCCGCTGGTTGGGAATGTGTTACATCCGGCGGAGCGGGCGCGATAACGGTTGACGTTATGACGGTGTTATATACGCAGTCGATGACAATAACGCATGTGTTTCTTGGTTATGGGTTTGCGTTAAAGATTCGCGGGGACGCTGGCGATGATTCGTGGACGGCTGGCAATCTTGAAATTATGCCGCTCGCTTGGGGCGGTCGTTAGTGGTGCCAGTTGCTGGGCGAAACGATCAGCCGCCGAGGCCGAAATAATGGCAAGCAAGGTACTGACAATCACGAGCGATTTAACACCGCTCCAATGGACTAAAGGCGGTAGCGCGCCGACGCATGCGGCATCAGTGAGCACGAGCGATACTACCAGAAATATTTATGTGGTCATATCGAATGTAACAGATCATCTGAAACATGGCTCACAACCGTCGGATGTGCAGGCACTGACATCAATCAGCTACCAGGCAAAATTTAACCTAACAGATACAGGTGCGGCGGGATGGATTGGGATCCGTTGGTCTGTCTGGGCGCTCGGTGTCGAGATCGGATATAAAGCTGATATATATGGAACAAATGTAATGTACACGCAGACGGTAGATGTTCCTATCAGTGGCAGCCAGGCGCAGGCAAACGATTTGTCGTTCAAGATTCTCAGCGAGGGCGGAAACTGGGCATTCGGCGCAGCCGTTATCCAAATTTATCAGATTGTCCCGACGCTGACGTATACTGCGATGGTTTACGGGCCAGGCCATGCGGTAGAAGGCAATGTATCGAGCGGGCGCGCTAGCGGCAAATTTGCAAACGGCGCTGTAGAAGCCAACACCACAAATGGGATGAGTAGAGGCAATTTTGCATCTGGAGTTGTGGGCGGACACTTAACAACCGGCGGCGGTATCGGAAAAACTGGAGCGTAGTCGTGGCAAAATTTGCGAAAAGTGTAACGATGAATGTTGGCGATGAGCGCCCGATACTCACGATGTACGTCACCAATGAAGAAACCGGCGCTGTTGTTAATTTGTCGAGTGCCATAAGCTGCAAATTTTTCATGTATCCGGTCGGAGAAAATGAAGCGCTTGGAACCGTAAAGGTCAACGGTGTGGCGGGCGCAATATCAGGCGGCGGCACGACGGGTATCGTCACGTACACATGGGCTACCGCAGATGTCAATACGGCCGGCCGTTACATCGGTTGGTTTGTTATTTACTGGGGGGCGACAAGCACGGTGCCGCAAACAACGACGGCGGTTGAAATAACTTTCAAGGCTATTGGTGAGCGCAGGAGTTAACACGCATGGCAACCTATACCGATATTGATGATTTACGCGCGCGGTTCTACCTCGTGCAGGATGACGAGGTCGCCGAGCGCATACTAAACCGAGCCGCCGTAATGGCCTACAACCTTATAAACTCCTATCTGGACGGCATTTATGGCGTGCCGTTTTCAACCACACCGGTTGAGATCAAAGATATTTCCGACTTGATTACGCGTGTGTTTGCTCAGTCGTTAACACTCAAGCAGCAGATAGTAATCAATTCGGGGGAGAACAGTGAACTTAAAGATGCTATTTCGTGGCTTATGGATGTTCGCAGCGGAAAGGCATCTTTGGTCGGTTATTCGCGGTTGACAACACGAGGCCCACGGCACAGCCGCGACGGATATACACGCATATTCGATCTTGACCCGACCGAATGCCACGAAGTTGATCCGGATTATTTGGAGAGTGTTCTTACGGAGCGTGATTCATAAGATGGAAAAAACGGGCGGCATGACAATTTCATACGATTTGCAGCAGCTTGCAAAGATTCCAAAACTGTTGCGCGAGATCGAGCGGGCTGGCGGTAGGGCAGATCCGCCATTAAAAAAATGGGGTGTCTACATGCTCCAGCAGACAGAGAAGACATTCCGAAATCAAGGACGGCGCGGGACAGCGAAACAGTGGCCGGCATTGTCGGCCGCCACCCTTGCGATTCGCGCAGGACGCAAACGCGGGCGCACGCGCGCGAACCCCAGAAACATTCTGCAGAACACAGGACATTTGAAACGCTCGATTAGGACGACGACATACCAGCGGCCGAGCGGCAAGGCGCAATTTGTTTTTACGCAGACGCCGTATTCGCGCATTCACCAGGAAGGCGGATACACGAACTTGCCGACGAGGAGCAAAACAAAAAAAGGCAAACGAGTAAAGGTGCCGAAGCGGCAATTTCTTTTTATATCGAAACGAGATCAGATTAAAGCGTTGAAGTTGGTCCGCGACCACGCAAAGAATACGGCCGTAACAGCGAGCCGGGCGGTGCGTTAATGGGATACCCGACAAACGGCGGGATGACCGAATTGCTACTCGCGATGAAAGAGAAAGCGCAGCAGGATAATAATTATCTGCGATACTTCACCCATTATCGGATCAAACTTGGCAACTATTGGCTAGGACCGTGGGACACGTATATGCTCAATTTCAAGCCGGTCGGTTCGCCGGAGATTCCGGCTTATACACCAGGCGACGAAGATGCGATAGGCGCGGACGCAAATCTTGATGTACGGCGCGCGGTGCATATTGTCGAGGTTGAAATACAAGTTCCCTACGCGGCGCCAGAGGACGAGGGGATTATCGTTGGCGTGACGGGTAAGCGCAAGGGGATCACTCAGGTGGTTGCCGACGTGTGCGACTTTTTCGAGGGCCATCACCTCGGTCTGACGGGGCTGGAGCACGGGCTATCGCCGCATATTGAAGCGCCCGAGGGCGCATATCAAGAAATCGATTTGGAGAATCAAATGTTTATTCGAGTGGCGGTATTAATTTATAAGGCAACGACGGTACCTTTTGTGCGGACGAATAACGATTAGGAGGTTTAACTTTGGCTGCCACAACAAATATAACAGTAGGCGGCGCAACAGCGTTGTTTGGTGCGGCTAACGTGGGCTACATCAAAGACGGTGTAACGATAACCCCGACTGTTGAGCTATTCACGGTAGACGGCATTGAACAATTGCTCACACCGTCGAAGGCATGGCGCATCACCGAGACGTTCGAGTGCTCGTTCACAATGGTAGAACCGACGCAAGACAACCTTGAGTTTGCGTTGGATTTGGCAGACGGTGCATTTGCCGCAGGAACTCCGAACGAGGTTGATTTCGGCACTAACGTTGTCGCGCCACGAGATCACCAGACGAGCAAGCTGACGGTCACCGGGTATACGTGCGGCGCGACGCAATACACAAGGACGATTGTGTTTCATAATGCAGTGCTTATGACGCCGGCGCCGATCAAGTTCACGAAGTCGCAAGAGACAAACCTTGCAGTAACATACCTCTGTCTCTATGCGGACGATGCAGACGCAGCGGTCGGCACAATCACGGATGCAACCAGTTAGGAGGTGAGCACATGGCAGCGACCACAAATATAACGGTAGGCGGCGCGTCGGTGACAGTTGGTTCTTCAATGGGCTACATCAAAGATGGCGTGACGCTCACGCCGACGTTGGAGCTATTCACTGTCGATGGCATTGAGCAACTCTTGACGCCTAGTAGAGCATGGCGAGTCAGCGAGCAATTTGAGTGCCAGTTTACGACGGTCGAACCAACTCAGGCAAACATCAAGATTGCGCTTGATTGTGACAATACGTGGACGGGGACACCCCCGGCGCTCAAGTTCGGAGATAACCAGTTTTCGCCGGCTAACGATACCGCATACGTCGTCGTGATGACGGGATACACCGCGGCTGCAACGCAGTACGTGAGGACGATCACGCTGCATCGGTGTTTTCTCTCAACACCGGCGCCGATCAAGTTCACTAAAGGCCAGGAAACTAATCTCGCGATGACGTTCTTGTGTTGCTACGAAGAGGACACGGATGTTTGCGTCGGGACTATATCGGACGCTACGAGTTAGCTTATGCCGATGCGATTCTTGCATGATTGCTCTTCGCTCGCCGAAGAGAACCCGATTATCTCGGAGCTTTTGAGGCTACCGAGACATTTCAAGTTAGTGCCTGGTGGCATCGAGCTTGGGTGTAATTGGGTTGACGTGAATGTCGCGGCGGCGTTGTTGTCGCAAACGGCGTATTGGTCAAACGATTATTACGAACGACAGCAACCGATCAAAGTTACATTCAAGCCGCACAAGATCAATCGTGTATCATGTCGGCTTAGCCCTGACGGCGTGGTGTTTGTTGTCTACACGATCGCTGGAGACCCGACGCAATTAAGAACACTGCGCTGGTATTACAATGGGGCAATGCTTTTGATCCTCGACATGAACGAACGCCTGGACCGTCTCGGCGAATTAGTCGAGGCATATTTCGAGGCCAAGAAACGGGCACAAAAACAACTAGCAGGAGGTAGGGGTTAATGGCGGAAAAACCCAGAACAGATTACGAAGTTCTCATAAATCAGCCGGTGACAATAAAGCTCAGCGACAAAACCGGAGAGGTTCACACGTTCACAATTTCGGAGCCGTCAATAGATGAGTTCGACAAGCATTGCGGACTGATCGTGCACGGCTTCTCGGAACTGTACAAATCAAACAGCGTGGCCGCGTTGACGTTAGTTAAGAACCTCGCGGCATCAGATGATTTTGCGTTGACGATCGCTCCGTATGTATCCGTATTCAAGGTGTTGACGGCAGACGTTCTTGGCAAAGATGCGGAATGGATTGGTGCGATGCTGACAAAGCGCCAGCAGCTTGCCGTGCTCGAGGCGTATGTCTCGGTCATCGGGATCGAGGCGATTGCTGGTTTTTTTTCCAAGATGGTGGATCAAATCAAGAGAGAAAAGAGCGGCGTGAAATTGCCGACGCCGCCCTTTGTCGAGCAATCGCCAGAATCAGCCGGCAATACGGAATCTTCCCCCCCGGACGACTCCGTAAACTAATTAGTTATCGGCAGCTGTTTTTGCTCTACCGTTTGTTTGACGAGGTTGATCGGCACGAGTTAGTCAATACAACGATTTGCTTTCGCGCTGCAATCAGTTCGGCACTGGCGGGCGCGTTTGGGAAAGAAGACAATCTTTTGCAGGATTTCCTGACTGAATTTACGAGCAATAAACGCGGTCCACAGCGAGCGGTAGAAACCCCATTAGGGCTTGCTGTCGCGCCGGCGCGGGAAAACATCGCCGACGAGTGGGAGGAATTTTAATGGCGGCTGGCCTAGGTTCCGTTGTTGAAGTTCTGCTCGGGCTAAATGTCAAGGGGCTGCGCGACGGCTTCAAGAAAGGCGCGTCTGCCGCGCAGGAGTTTCAAAAGAAACTCGAAGCGCACAAACAACAATTCCAAACTATTCAGCGCAATTCTGCGATAGCATTCGGCGCTATTGTTGGCGGCATCGGGCTTGCCGTTCGTGCGACGACGAAGCTACAGGATGAAATAAATAACGCGATGACGCTCACCGATGCCCAAGGTGCGCAGTACAAAACCTTATCCAGCGATATGGAAAAGTACGCGCTTGCGCTGTCAAAACAACTCGGGATAAGTGGGCCGGAAGTTGCAAACAGTTTCTATCAAGTTATTTCCGCCGGCACGCAAGCGATGAGCGCAGAATTTAGGTCACTCGCAGAAACATCACTCAAACTTGCTAAGACCGTTGGGCTTGAAACCGCTGATACGGTTGAAATGCTTTCCGGCACGCTAAATGCGTTTAACATGAACGTAACGGAAGCAGACCGCGCGGCGGATGTTTTTTTCACAACATCAAAGGTTGCCGCAACAACTGTACCGCAATTATCGGAAGCGATGAAACAGGCGGGACCGATGGCCGCATCAATGGGGATCGAATTTGAAACGACGGCCTCGATACTCGCTGGCTTCGCGGCAAAAAATATCAAAGGCGCTGACGCTGGGACGGCCTTTCGCATGGCGATCGCAAAACTTGCGGCACCGACAGAAGAGGCCGCAGAATTGTTATCGAAGCTTGGCGTAAAAGTTTTTGATTCGTCCGGCAAACAGCGAAACATGATAGACGTTCTTGCGGAGCTAAAAAAGGCATTATCAGGAGCTAGTGACGAATTTCGCACGCAAACGCTTACGGTTATCGGAGGTCAACTTGGTTTCTCAAAATTGGCCGCGTTATTGGAATCTGATCTTGGTCTTATGAAAGATTGGGAGCGGCAGTTACGACAATCAGGGACAGCACAAACAGCATACGACATAAAGATGCAGTCGTTTACTGGTCAAATGGCATTGCTTCGAGCATCAATCGAAGCGACGGCGGTGTCACTTGGGCGTGGGTTTGTCCCTATTGTGATCGGATTGGCAAGCAAAATCAAAGATGTTGCCGATGCGTTCGGTCCGTTCATAGACAAACACCAAAAACTGCTTGTCGTTCTTGGGATCGCTGGCGCTGGCGGGGCGGGGCTGCTGCTCGCGTTATCCTCGATGGGGCTTTTGTTGATCGGGCTACCAACATTATTCGCTGCGCTCACGGGGCCGATAGGAATCATTGTTGCAGCACTTGGAGGACTTGCGGCGATATTTACCCTTGTGAGCCTTAAATCCAAGGGCGCGAAAAATGAAGTAGAAGAGTTTAAGGAAGCACAAAAACGTATTGGCGACACGATAGAGCGGAACAATCAAACGCTATCCGAAAACGCAACCGAAGCGGACAAGCTCAGCGCAGAGATCGAACGGCTAACCGAGAAAGTGAAAGCGGGCGGCGTCGAGAGCGGCATTTACGCGCGCATGTTGGAAGAAGCGCGCTCTAAACTTGACGAGGTTGAAACGGCAACGCGCGAGCTAAAAGAGGAAAACGAGCGGTTGCTAAAAAGCCAGCAGGATTTGACCGAAGCCAAAATCCTAGAAATGATCGAAGAGAACAAACGCGGCTTTGACGAATTGGCACAAAAGGCCGCCGATTTGCGCGCTGAGCTTGAAAAGAATCCCACGCGAGATTGGCAAGCCGCATTTCAGCCAGCACTGGATTATACAGAGACTGCGCTTGAGCGAAACAGGGTTGAAGCCGAAAAGCTCGTTGTGGCGTTGGAGGAGGTCCGCGATAGAATGGCGGGCGTTGTCCCGCCCGGCGGTGGTGCGCCTGGCGCTGGGCCACTGCCAGAAGTTGCGGCCGAACCTGCCATGCCGACTATTGGACTTGTGCCGATGGAAGAAACATTGCTTGCCGACGCCGACCGATTCCGCACGCACTTTGAAAACATCACAGCAATACTCGAAGAGCACAGAGAAAATGTAATAACAGAGGACGAACTTCTTTTTGGCGCACGGCAAGAGCTACGGGACAGGGACGAACAGAAAGAACGGGCATCATATCAGCGCCGCGCGCAAGTGATCCAGGGCGTAAGTCAAGCGTTCTTCGGTAGCATGACGACGATGTACGAACGGTTCGGTGGCGACATGGGCAAGGCAATAATGGGGTCAGTTATCAACGCGCTCATGGCCGTGATCGATGCGTGGAAGGCGGCCGAGATTGCAAAGGCTACTATTGGCGCAGTCCTATCGTTTGGGGCTACGCTCGCCGCTATCGGCCCAATCGTGGCGGCGGCCGAAGCCGGGAAAGGAATTTTGCGTGCACTGTTGGGATCGATGGAATCCCGCGAAGAGGGCGGAATCCTCGGCCGCACGGGCGTCTACTACGGCCACGAGGGGGAAGTTGTTTTCAATCCGCGCAAGAACACGCTCGCACAGCTTGGAGGATGGTTGGCGCAAACCCCAGCAGTAGCTGCGGCAGGCGGAGGCGGAGGCGGAGATACGCTCAACTTCTTTAACGATTTCGGCGACATTCATTCGACAATTGACATTGACGAGGCGACCAAAGAACTAGCGATATCTTTACGTCGTGCAACTACCAGAGGCGAGTAATGCCGACTCCGACCGATTATTCTATTGCACTTTATTACGGTGTAACTGATTCCATTGGCTCTGGCGGGACAAGTCGCACGATTTCTAGCGACAACTTTGTCCCGATAAATCCTTACGACATTGATTTCAACTCAAACATTTCGGCAATCGCGCAAGCCGACGGCGGTATAGATTTCGCCGATGGTTTTGCAACGCCGGGCAAGATGATATTCGCATCGCAACATTATTCATCAACGGACGCCGACGATTTGCGCGAAACGTTCGAGGCAATAAAAAGTTTTCTTGTCAAGGCCGCTGCTGCTAATACGCGATCATGCTGCGTAAGAATGGGTCTTTGGAACAATGTGCCAGACATGATTTACCGAACACAGTTTGCGCGACCGACCAGCCTTAAACTCCCGATGGCCAGTAAGACGCATTTTTGCGCAACTACAAACGCAGCGAAACTAACGCTATCCGTTCTTGATCCCGCGTGGTATGCGTTAGCGGCGGAGACGCATGTGATACCCGTAATAAGCGGATCTGGCAATGTTGTAATTAATCCTGTTGTCGGCAATCTAAAAACAACGCGCGCGTGGATTAAAATTTTAAACAATACGCCGGCGAATACTCCAACAAACGTCATCGTAACAGCGAGCACTGGCGGGCAATTCCTTCTTTTTGGGAATCTTGCAAACACAAATGACTACTGGGAAATTGACTGCGGTTGGGGGACGGTAACTAAAAATGTTTCTGGAACGCCGTCAAATGATATTGCATCTTTCACGGGCAGCTTTTTAACACCCGATACGGGATCATGTACGATAACCGTAACCGACACGGCATCGAGCACGTTTCTGGTCACGTTCAAATACTTGCCGCGTTATTGTTGATGCAAAATGAACAACCTTGATGAGTTTTATATTAGAGTCGAAGAGCCGTGGTTCGGCGCGCAGACCGCTCGTATCGGCGCACTAAGTCGCTGCCCGCTGATGAAGGTGACATTTTCTTTAAATCGAAACGGCGGATGCGGAAAGTTTTCGATGTCGGTTCATAAAGACTATCTGCAAGGAACGATCTCACACGGTGACATTATTCATTTTGTTGGGGACGACACTATCTATTATAAGGGCGTCATCACCAGGATTCCTAGCGTTACGACAGAGAAGATTGTGAAATACGAAGCTGAGGGCGTTTGGTTTCACGCCGAGCATTACAAGCTGCTCAATTATTACGACGGAAAAGCAATCGACGATCTCGTTGATGATATTGTCGCAGAGTTTGATTATTCGGCTACACCGATTGACCAAGGCGTTGACAACTCCATATCTGCGCCGTACACGCTTGGAGACTTCGAACCCGAGCCGAACATGAGCGCCGCCGCAGCAATCAAGTTACTCGCTGACGTGCAGGGTAACGTGCAATATGGTGTTGATAATGGTCAAGGGCAGTCTTTGCCAAAAGTATATTTCAAAGACCTTGATACGAGCACCGTGATAAAATTTTTTCTTGGAAAGCATATCAAGGCATTTGACTCGTGGGAGTTGTCCGACCGAATCATCAACACGCTGTTTATGACGTCCAAAGAAACCGTCGGTGGTGGGCTTCTGATGTTGAAGCGCGACGGATCTACCGTCGCCGCGCTTGGGGTGCGCCACGGCGTAGTGAACATGCCCGACCTACGCACAGGCGCAGATATTTGGCGTTGGGCAGGAAATTTTCTCAGCCAGCATGAAGATGCGCGCACGATCGCTAAAATTACACTCGAACAAGGCAGCGACTATCTTTGGCCGCGAGGCAAAGCAGATGTTATCGACGCAGGGGGAGTAACGATCGCATCACTTCCGATCATCGCCGTTCACTACACGTTCGACGGCACGTCTGGCCTGACGAGCACAATAGAACTCGGCGACGAAAGCGAGCCAACATTTGAAACTGAGATGCGCGATATACTGCGGACGCTCGCCGTGAACAATAACGCAACAATATCGCTCGCGAAAATCGCGCACAACAACGCCGAGCAATTCGCCGAAACAATCCGCATCGAAGCCAAGAAAAGTGGAAATTACAATTACTTCATCGATACCATAGACTCGGAAGCGGTCTACAACAAGATGTATACGTACCACCTGTGGGTACGCCACGGAGAGTTACTTGCGCCGTTTCAAACAGAATACTCTGAAATTTGGTCAAACTCAATTCCGACGGGACGCGAAACCGCTACGGCGCGCCTGCACACCAAAGTTGATCGCACAGGCAAGATTGATTTCAAGAATGAAGATGATCTGACTGACTTTTTCATTTTTGGCGGCGGCGATTGGGCGGTCAAAACCGGAACGAGTGAGTTGGAATGTTTTAAAGCTGGATCGCAAGCGATTTTTTACCGCGACGAAGTTGCCACGGTTGGCGCGAGTAATCAGCCGTTTCAGTTGCCAACGCAATATACGTTTAGCTTCCGGGTTAACTATAACTCCGTCGGCATGTCGTCGCCGTGTATTGTCACGTTTGGCTACCAGGACACGAACAATCAGAACCAGATGCGCATGACGAACGGGGCTGGCGGATTCCAGTTTGTTTTTGCCGATTGGACGGGCGGCGTATACACATCGCATGACAGCACGACGCAACCGAAAGATACCGATTACGTTGTTGAGATCACAGCGAGCAACGGAGCTCTAAATTCGTACAAAATCAAAAGCGCGGACGAAGTGACCACGCACTACACAAGCGGCAACTTTACGATGTTTGGGTTTGCGACAGGAGACCGGCTCGGCATGAACAACTGGTATCAGTCAACGCAATCGGCCATGTTCCTTGACTGGATCCGATTCGACAAGATCGGAGCAACCGAACCGGCGGTAATTGGCTTTCAGCTAACGCGGGATGCGAAAACCGCAACCCCCGACCTAACGACGCTCGACTATCTGGACGATGGCGAGCAACATCAAGATGTTAACATTTCTGGGCTGGACACAGGTACCGATCTTGCTGCGCGTTTCTTGGTCAAGCATCCGGCGCGGATATTAGGTTGGGGTTTGTCGTTCAAAAACTATTAGGAGCATAGTGGTGACGCAAGACGCGATAATGACAGGCGGCGCAGTCGGCGCGGTGATAATACTGGCCCGCGTAATCGAAACAATTATAACGAGGAAAACAAACGGGTACGACATGTCATCGGTCCAGCGCTTATATGAAGCACACCTGACGCACGATATGGTGCAGAAGCAAATAGTCGATCAAATTAAACAAGTAGCTGAACAACAGCACACTACCGTGCAGGTATTAAATAATCTCGTAACAAAACTCGATGTGCGTTTGCCAAGGATTTTTGAGTAATGCCATATTTTAGCAATACATCGCTCGAGCGATTGCGGGAATGCGACGCCGATTTGCAGCGTATATTAACCGAGGTCATCAAACATTTTGACTGCAAAATCCTTTGCGGCTACCGCAGCGAGGAAGAGCAAGATGCGCTGTTTTACTCGCGCCCGCAGCGGACCAAGGTGCGTTATCCAAACAGTAAACACAATACAATACCCGCGCGCGCGGTGGATGTTTGCCCGTGGCCGATAGATTGGGATGACCAGGAGAGGGCGACGTATTTCGCCGGCGTCGTTATGGGGATCGCGAGTCAACTCGGGGTTGGGCTCCGTTGGGGAGGGGACTGGGACCGGGATACGGAGCTTGAAGACAACCAGTTCGACGATCTGCCGCATTTCGAGCTATTTCCGTGATTTTTGCAATTCTCCGCCTTGGGGGCGGTTTCCCGGCCGTCTGGGGTAATATCGGGATTTCCACCGCTCAATTTGGCCCCTAGTGCCCGTTTTCGGCACTCTCTCCGGTTGACACTCATATTTGCCCGACAATGGACGATTATATGTGAGCCTGACGATGGGGCCACCAACACTATAATCGGCCAAAATCCCCCGGATATTTTTAGCCATTTGGGGCGCGAGCTTGCGGCCACGGGATGCCGTCGTGCTGGCACAGGATTTGCTTGCATATTACCGTAATGATTATTTTTGCGGATTGTGCAAATTACCGCTTGACACACATTAC